GTGAAGTATGGTCTTTCCAGCGGTGTTGGTGAAATGCTGACCGAAAGATTGTTTGGTGGTTTGGACTTCTTTGGGAAAGGTTTTGTTTCTCCGGCATTGAGAAAACTGATGCCTAACGCGAAAATTATTACCGACACTACAAAGAAGGTACTGGAAGACAGCGGGTTTATGAATTCTATGGCGGCTCGTATTTTGAGACGAGTTGGTTCTGCCGGTGGGGAAGCTACCGAAGAAATGATCATGGAGATCGTGACCCCTTATCTTGAGAGAGCGAGTTATAATCCCGATGCCGTGAACGCCACACTTGCGGAGATCGGATATTCCGGTGGTATCGGTGCTATTGTCGGCACAATCCTCGGTATTCCTGTTATGGTATCGGAAGGTATTCAATCCGCAAGCGAAAAGAAATCTTTGGATGCGCTCCTTGACGAATCCCGCAATGAAGTGCTGGCGAAGATTGACATGGCGGTAGCATCGGGGAAAATGACCGAAGAGGAAGCGGCGGCTACCCGTGCGGAAGCGGAAGACATTCTTGCAGGGAAAGGCTCTTTGAATGTTACCGACTCGCAGGAAGAAGTTAAGATTTCAGGGGAAGCGTTGGATACTGTTTACGATTCCTATGAAGATGCGAAACAGGCGATGATGCAGGAAGCCCGTACCAAGAAAGACGGGGAGAAAATTACCGCCAATTATATTGAGAATGGCGAAGTGAAGACCTTTACCACCACGGCGAAAGGCGGCACTCTCGGTTTGGGCAGAAGCGGGATCGCGGCACCGAAGTATCAGAAGATCGCCAAGGCGAAGAATGTGACCGAGCGGAGCGGGTATCAGCTGGGTGTGAGAGAGGATATCATTAAGGAAGTATCGGCTCTTTCCACCGCTATCGGTAAGGAAGTTGTTTTCGATTATGACGCGAGAGCGGCGGTGCATGGCGGTGTATCCGAGCGGGAAGGTAAGATCTACGTTAACGTGAACTCGGCGCAATCTCCTGCCCGTGCGGTTATCGCTCATGAGATGACCCATATTTTGGAACGAACCGCATCTTACGGTAAGCTTTATGAACTCATGAAAAAACATTACGGGAGCAGTTGGGAATCGAAGCTTGCGGAAATTAAAGCGAACTACGCAGCGCAAGGTAAACCTTTGAACAGAAAAATCAACGGATACGCTGAAGCGGAAACGGAACTTATGGCGATGTTCGTTGAGGAAAAACTGCTTACCGATGAGGCGGTGGTGCGTGAGATCGTGCAGACGGACAAATCGGTGGCGCAGAAAATCATCGATTGGCTGAATAAGGTCATTCAGAAAATGGTGGGCAACAAGGAACAGAAGGTGCTTGCCGAAGCGCGTGACCTGTGGAATAAGGCTCTGCAGGAAGAGCAGAGTGGTAAGGTGAAACCTCGTACCGTTGAGGTGGAAGAAGAAATCACCGAGAAAGTAAAAAAACGCGCTCCCGAAGTGGAAGCGCGTGATATGAGGATGTCTGTTGGTAAATCCGAAGATGCCGAGTATATTGACGCAGTAAACCGCATAAAGAAAATGGATCAAATGTACATCAATGCGATTCTTGAGGAAGATTACATCACGGCTCAAGAACTTGTAGATGCTGCAGCAAAAGATAGTGGGTTTACTGTTAAGGCAATGCACGGGACTCCGGAGCGTAGAAAACTGCAAAATGATAGTTATGTTCACTATGATCCCAATGCTCCCGGTGATGGGTGGATGAGTAATGAAGATTGGACGGTATTTGATAGCACAAAAAGTATTGCCGAAAAAACAGATGGGTCTGCATTTTTCTTTACAAACAATAAAAGAGTGGCAGATTTTTATAGCCCGCAATCAAGAGAAGGCGATCCTAAAATATTTGATGTATATCTGCATATGGGAAACACATTGGTTGTTGATTGTAAAGGTTCACCGTGGTATCAAGTACCTATTCCGAAAGAATTACCAAGATATAAAAATCGACATTTGTTGACGGGCGAAGAATTATCTTACGATGAAGCAGACACCAAGTTTATTTGTAGACAAGCAAAGAATTTGGGGTATGATAGCGTTCATTTTAAAAATATTGTTGATGGAAATGCAAAAGATACTGAAATGATTGGCGATGTGTACGCTGTCTTCAATCCCAACCAAATTAAATCCGCAGACCCTGTAACCTACGATGAAGAAGGTAACATCATTCCTTTGTCGGAGCGGTTTAACGAAGCGAATGATGATATCCGTTATTCTGTTGGATCTGATACGGAGTATATGGAAGCTGTGGAGAATGATGACATGGGAACCGCGGAGCGTATCATCCGAGATGCCGCGGTGGCTGCGGGGTATGACTCTCCGAAGCTTTACCACGGGACGAAGAGTTTCGGGTTTACCGAGTTACGGACGGAAGACCTTGATATCTTTGCGTGGAGTCCTTTCTTCACTACCTCGGATCCGAAACTTGCGGAAACTTATAGCGGTAAGACCGAGCGCAGACAGATTAAAGGCGGCTATCCCAAAGCTACACGGGAGCAGATCGATGAGTATCTTGCGGAGCATAGAGGCGTGCTGAAAAAGCGCATTCGTGCTATTGATAATCACTTAAGCAAAACTACGTTACCCCGCACCAATGACGCGAAGCGCAAAGCCTTGATGAGGGATGCGAGAGATGAACTCATGAAGATGGTGGAAGCGCAGGATTCCGCTACCTTGAGCGCGGCTTATAACAGCTATATGGATGCTGTTGATGCGTTGGAAAAAACCGCATTGCTCCCTGCGGAAGAAAAACTTTTTGAGTTTGATGAATTACACAACGCAAGATGGGAAATCGGTCGTATCATCGGTGCGGAGGAAGTATTCGTTGATTCCGAAGGTAAACTTGTGACCTACGAAAACCGCGAGGAAATCGAAAGTGATACCGCGGGTATCTACTCCTTCTATGCCAACCTTGATGGTATGCTGGATATTGACGGTGAAGGTAAATACTGGAACCACATTGACGGCAGTAAGATCGGCAAGGATGGCGATGTTAAGACCCGTGAAGTTGCGGAATACGCCAAAGAAAACGGCTACAAGGGTGTTATTATTCGCAACATTACCGACAGCGGCGGGCAGACCGATTATTACGAACCGGGTGATATTTACATTTTCTTTGAACCTGCGGCGCAGGTGAAATCGGCAGACACCGTGACCTACGATGACAACGGGGAAATCATTCCTCCTTCGGAGAGATTCAACGAGGAGAATAAGGATATCCGTTGGAGTGTGGGGAAAGGCAAAGAAAACCGTAAGATGCGGGACGCGGATCTAAAAACCATTAAGAAAATGGAAAAGATCGTAAAGAAAGCGGAAAATCAACGTGACTTTGCCAATCAGGAAAAAGAAGAACTAAAAGCGAAACAAAAAGAAAAGGAAAAGAAATATAAGGCAGAATTGTATCGCCGCCGCAAAGAAACGGACGCTGAGCGGAAAGCACAGAAAAAGAGCCTTGCCGCTATTGCCAAGGAATATGAAAAGGGCCATACAAAAAAAGCCAGAAACCTTGTAGCAGAAGAACAAAAGCGCATTGATGCAATGTATCCAAAAACCGATAAGGAATTGCGTAAAGAACGTGCGGATGCGATTGTGAAAGAATACTTTAAACAGAGGGAGAAGCCAGATCCCAATAGTACGGAATCAACCTGGTTGAAAAACAAATCTGTGCGGAACATTGTGGACCAGTTCCGCAGGGAAACCATTGAGCAGCTTGTGTATGTCGGCAGATTTACTGTGACCAATGATAATGTTATTCTTGATGAAAATCAGCAGGAGGTTGCAGTACGTAAGGATGATACATGGGACTTTTCCGAAGTGAAGAATACCTATACTCCTTATTTCGGTATGACTTTGCTGGCAAAACAGGAAGGTATTGATGTGGATCGGTTCTTTACTATGTTTGCGAAGATCCGTGATATTCAGAGAAAACCGAAGGACGATTTTAAAACGCGGTCCCGAAAAGAAGAAGTCGTTGCCTACATTAACTCTTTGAATCTGACGAAGAAACAGAAAGAGTTTCTTTATTATGATGCTGCACGTTATGCGAAATCCAAGATGCCGACATTTTTGGATGGCGGGAATGTAACCGAGGAAAAAGGTAACATTCGCGGCCGAATGATGGAAGCGTTGGACAACATTTCTTTTGATATGTTCAACGGGCATATGAAGGAAGATTCCCGGTGGGCTAAAGAAGATTCCGCACAGATCCGACAGGAAGACATCAATAACTTTGTTGAAATGCTTTTTGGCAAAGAAGACAGCGAGGCGAAAGATTTGTTTTTGGATCGGTTTACGCGGATGATCGTGGATTATTCTGAACAAATGGAAGAAGCACGGCTGTTGCGGGCTTCTAATCTTTTAGTTAACAAGCCGAAACAGAGCGATCCATTGAAGATGCGTGTTGTGCGTGCATATCGCGAAGCGAAACAGAATTTCCTCTGTGAAGGGGAAGCCTTTGAGCGCATGGCCGACAAAATGAAAAATCCTTTGATCAGAGCCAGATATTACCAAGCAAAAAGCGCGGTTGCTATTGCCAATGAAATGATCAACGGCAAGCATCAGCGAAATCTCGATGGGGATTTGATGGGCAAAAGTTTGTATCAAATCTTTGAACCAATCTTTAAAGCGGATACAAAGGCGAAGAACAGTAATGGTATTGAACTTTTGACGCAGTTGGTGAACAATCGCCATGATATTTACCGTCAGAAAAATGGAAAAGGTTATACCGGTAACACCATTGAAGAATGCGAAACCATTGTGGAAAACATTTCTATGGCGCACCCGGAGATCTTGAAAGTTGCCGATGAACTTGTTGAGTATGGCAGAAACCTTTTGAGAATGTGCGTGGATTGCGGCAGATTGAGCAAAGAAGACTTTGATTATTTTGTGGCGAAATATCCATATTATGTACCTGCTTATCGAATCGAAGAAAATGAGATTATGGATCGAAGCGGTAAAGTGCGCCGAGATACGGCTGTTATCAAGACTGCAAGATTCGGGAATCGTGATGTTTTACCCCTCTGGGATCAGATGGTGCGCCGCACTAATGAAACAATAAAATCCTGCAAAAAAAATCAGCTCGCCTATGAATTAGTGAAGGCAACACGCAAAAAAGGACATGAGGACTTTATTTCCTCGGTAACAAAATCGGTGGACCAGGGTAACAATGAAACTGCTGCCGCAGAACTCGGACAGGTTGAAGATATCGGCAAGGCGCGGAGAACGCAGGAAGATGATACCTTTATTCCTTGGTATTGCAACGGTGAAAAATTCGATGTTGATATTGCCGATGCTTCGTTGCTTTACGGTTGGGACCGTATCAATTACCGAATGGATGAAAAGCAATATCACCGGGTTCTTCGCAAGATGAACAGCTTCCGCAGAGCGGTGTTGACACAATATAATCCCACATTCTGGTTAACGAATCATATCCGAGATGTGAGTGATATGTTTTTGTATAATCAGCACGCGCAGAATCTTACGGGATATATGGTGGAAGCTTACGGCGAGATGTTTGGCGGCAAAATCGGCGGGACAAAGGCTTTCCAAAAAGCATATAAAAAAGCTACCGGGAAAGAGTATGTTTATAATGAAGAGAAAAGAGCGGATGCTTTGGAACGCTATCTTTCCAAAGGTGCATCCCAGGCTTCGATCTTTGAATATGACAATACCAATGCCGGCAGAAAAACCACAAAGGGTAAAGTGCAAAGTGCAATGAAAAAGCCTTTGGAGGCTTTTGATGTATGGAACTTTATGTTTGAGCAGATCCCGCGTTTGGCGGTGTTTAACGAAACCATTGACCGATTGACAAAAGAACGTGACAAAGGTAAAAATGAATATACCGATGAAGAGATCGAAAGTATTGCAGCATACCAAGCGGCAGATGCCACATTGAATTTCGGCCGGAGCGGTACTGTGGTGAAAAACCTTAACACCTACGGGTGTACCTTCCTTAATGCCGGTGTGCAAGGCATGGATCGCGCAAGGAGAATGTTCACACAAATCAAAGATGGTGACAAGAAAACCGTGATGTTGAACTTGTGCGGATTGGTGTTTAAGATCTTTGCCATGGGTTATTCCGTGCATATCATTCTCGATTGGATTTACGGTGGAGATGATGAGTATGCCAACGCTATCAGAGAATTCCTTTATGGGGATGATGAAGAAGAAATTATGCAGGAATGGAAAGAAATGAGCGATTATAATAAGATGAACTATCTTGTTATTAATATCAACGGTGCATGGTTTCGTATTCCTCAGGGCAGACTCTCCGCTTTCCTTTATAGTTTTGGCTATAACGGCGAAAAAGTGTTTGATGGTGAAATGGATGCTTTGGATCTTGTGGAAGCACAATGGGATATGGCAAAAGAAACCGTTCTCTTCGGGAATCCTCTGACCAATAATATCCTGGGACCTGTGATTGAAGCCTGGAGAAATAAGGATAACTGGGGCAACGATATCGTTTCGGAGTACGAAGATATGGGCGAAGGATTCCATTATCTTGAATATGATGACGAAACATCTATGGCCGCAAGAAAGGCTGCGGAGTTTGGGCATTGGCTGACAGCGGATCTTTTTGGTGTGGAAGATTCCCGTATTTTAGACTTCTCTCCGAAAAAGCTGGATCATGTAATGAAGCAATACTTTGGTTCGTATGCCAATCTTTTGATGCCGTTTTTGGATGGCGGTACCAATTTGAAGGATAAGGTAACAGAAGGACTTGCGGAAACACTTTTCAAGAAGTTCTATATTAATCCTGTGGAAAGCAACAGACTTGCCGGGGATTATTATGATTTGAAAGAAGAGTTTGAGAATACCGCTAAAGCGCATGATAACGATTCGCCTTACGCTGTTGCGGTGAAAGTGTTTGATGATTACAATGAATTACTCAAACCTTTGCGGGAACAAATTACGGCGATCTCCGATGATCCGAACCTTACCGCGGAAGAAAAAGCGGAGCAGATCCTTGCTTTGCGGGAAGAAATGAATCAGATTTACCGCGATGCTGTTGCGGATGCATGGGATGCCCTTGGGTTTGCAACGGAAAACTATACCGGTAAAGATGACAACAATCAAATTTATGATGATTGGGTGAAAATGTTTAAAGACGCGGAATGGCGTTCAGCTTCGCTTAATAAGACCGAGAAAAAGAAATATGATGATCTGATTGCAGCAGGTTTGGATGATGAAACCGCGCTGAAAGTGATGGATCGGATTTCTGCATTGGAACCGGTGGAGGGTAAATCTTCTGTATCTGAATTCCAAAAGGTGAAAGCAATTGCGGATATGGGGCTTTCTAAAGAGCAGGAAATTGCAGCGATGAGCGCGGCATTGAATGAAAGTGCCTATGCAAAATTTACATCCACTACTGATTATGGTGTCACGGCGCAGGTTTGGGCAGATTTCCAGATGGCATTGGAGGCCGCAGACTATGCAAATAATGGTAACGGAAGTTATGATAACGAAGAAAAGGCAACGGCCTTGGATTCCATGAATATCTCCAATGAAACAAAAGCTGCGCTTTGGCAGATTAAAGATAATCAGCTTGGAAAATCTGATAAATCAACATCATGGAAAGCAGGTAGAAATCCGTATAGTTATGCTGTGGGAGCGGCGGTTGTTGAAAATTACATGAATAAAAAAGTGGCTATGGATGAGGCAGAAGCGGCTGATGATTACAGTTCTGCTTCTTTGACTCCCGTTAATCTGAGTAGTATTGTATCTCCGGTTTCCGGCGTTGGCGAAGTGACGAGTGGTTATGGCTACAGAAATACCGGTATACCGGGGGCTTCGACTTATCACCAGGCTATTGATATCGCGGCAGAAGAAGGAACACCAATCGGTGCGGCGTTGAGTGGTGTAGTAACAAAGGTCAGCCAAAGCAATTCCGGTTACGGAAACAGTATTGAGATTACATCGAAAGATGAAAATGGTAATACTATCATTACAAAGTACAGCCATTTGAGTGAAATCGGCGTTGAAGAAAACCAGGTGATCGATCAGGGTAAGCAGATTGGGAAAATGGGTAATACCGGCACGGGTTCTGGCTCTCATCTTGATTTTAAGATTTCTATCAATGGTGAGTGGAAGGATCCTGCCCAGTATATTGATTTTACATCTGCCGGTGTTGTCGATACTAAAGGCTATACCGATAAGACCGCATCTGTTGCATATTCCGGCGGCACCGCATCCGGTGGCGGTAGTTCCGGTGGTAGCTCTTCCGGGCGAAGCGGATCTTCTTCCGGGAGAAGCGGTGGCTCTAATAGCAGTAGTAGAGTTGCGAGTGTGAGTTCTAATCGGAGCGGTGGTTCCGGGTTGACCTTGCCGAGTGTTGGAACATCATCTAAACCGACCGGGAGATCGACCAACACACCGACCTACGGCGCGATGGGTTTGACATTGCCGAGAGTGCCGCAGAGAGATACCAGCATCGCTTATAACAAGCGCGGTACATCAACACCGAGAACATCAAGAACAGACGGTAAGGGATTTTGGGATCCCGATATCCTTGCATAAGAAAGGGTGAGCAAAGCAAAACGATTGCGACTTATTGAAGAAACGGGGATTCCCCGTGACGAATGGATCGACCTTGCGCGGCAATGGTGTTCCAACGAAATGCACCGGGAGATCTTTATCCGGACTTGTTTGGATGAGATCTCCCTTGAGCAAGCGGCTGCGGAATTTGCGCTGTGCAGTAAGCGGATCGGACAAATAAAAAAAGAAGTTCTTTACGAATTAAGGAAAAGGACTTCCGCATAACTTCCCTTTGGATTCCCCTCGACTTCGTGGTCGGGGGGAATTTTTTTTTGTATTATTTAATCAAAGAAAGGGTGATTATAATGTTCAATCAATATCAACCGCAAATGCCTCAATATAACGGCTATCCCCAAATGCGGCAGTATGGAACGCAAAGACAAGAAGTGGTAAGAGTGAATGGTGAGGGTGGCGCGAATGCTTATCAGTTGATGCCGAACAGTTCCGCTTTGCTCCTCGATGAGACCGCACCTGTGGTATGGCTTGTGACTACGGACGGAGCGGGATATAAATCAATGACACCATATAAGATTACACCGTTTGAAAACCAACAGAAAACCTTGGAAGAAAGAATCAAACGATTGGAGGATATGATTTATGCGAAATCCAATGATGCAACACTTACCGCGGCAGGGCAATATGCTGCAGCAGTTCCGGCAGTTCCAACAGCAGATGCAGGGCAAGGACCCACAGGCGATAGTTATGGACCTGCTCAACAGCGGCAAGATGAGCCAACAGCAATTTGAGCAGTTGAAAGCGCAAGCAATGGAAATGCAAAAGTTTTTGCGATGATCGATCCGGAGCGGTGATCGCGGAAAATTAAATATTGAAAGGAGATAAAGATCATGGAAAATACTGGTTATTCTTTATCTGACATTGCCGCAGTAACAGACGGCAGATACAATGATGGCTTCGGTTGTGGTGGTGGTTCTTGGTGGATCATTCTGCTTTTCCTCTTTGCAGCAGGTGGCGGCGGCTTCGGTTGGGGCGGCGGCCAGGGCTTGACTCAGGCACAGATGCAGCAGGGCTTCGACACACAGGAGATCGTGCGTAAACTGGATGGCGTAAGCTACGGCTTGGCAGATGGGTTTTACGCACAGAACACTACAATGCTTAACGGCTTCCGTGAAGTGACCGATGCGGTACAACAGGCACGCTTTGATGCTCAGCATTGTTGCTGCGAGACTAACCGCAACATTGATAACGTGAGATATGAAGCGGCAAAAAACACCTGCGACATTATCCAGGCACAGCATGAGGACACACAGAAAATCCTTGATGCGATCACTTGCAACAGAATGGCTGATATGCAGAATCAAATCAACCAGTTGCAGTTGAAAGAGGCTCTCTGCGGAGTGGTGAGATATCCCAACGCAACAACCTATACTGCCGGTGGAAATCCCTTCTTTGGTGGATATAGCGGTTGTGGCTGTTGCTGATCGGTGAGTGTTCGGGCGGGGATAATACCCCGCCTTTGATTTTAGGAGGTATATTATGAAGAATAAATGCAGACTTTGCGATCGGTTTATTATTTCTACCGCAGTTGCTTTTGCAACGGATACATTAACCATTACTCTTCCGGCGGGATCTTATGCGGACGGATGCAAATATTGTATCGTGATCGCACAGGCGATTCCTGATACTACGACCATCGGTTCTACCGTGGAATTTGTGATCGGTGAGGGAACTGATACTTATCCCTTGGTGGATAAATGCGGGAATCCCGTTACGGCAGGAAGAATCAGTACCCGGACAAAATACCCCGTATGTGTGAACACTACTGCTACAGGCGGCTCATTCCGTTTAACAAGAGACCTCTGTTGTGAAGGTGAGACATTGAGAGCATTGGAGGGATAATATGGCAGACCTTAAAGAATATGTCACCGACATTTGGGAAGAACTTGATGGTGCTTCCCGATACGCAGGATTGGCAATGTCTCATCGGGAAAATTCTTCTAAGGCAGGGATGCTGAAAGAAATGGCATCTGATGAAATTCGCCACGCGGAAAACTTTATGAAAATGTTTTCCGATCAGATTGAAGAATGCAAAGCGGAACATCCCGAAGAGGTCGCATATTATGATGCGATTCATAAGTGGGAGAAGGAGAAAGTACATCATAAAATTCAGCACTTGCGAATGGCTCTGAGCAATGTGTAAAACTGGACAAAATATAGTACGGGACAATAGGTGGACAGTACCATATATAATGCCTGTTAAATGAATTGCAAATCCGCACTCTTAATCAGGGTGTCCAGGGTTCGAACCCCTGAGGGTGTACCAAAAGAAAAGACCTGCTAAATGATGGTTTGGCGGGTCTTTTTTGTTTGTTTTTTTATTTGTTTTCGGTATTTGGATTGCCGTTTTTTGGTGTTTTTTTACATCTTGTATTGGACAAAAACTGGACACTTTTTTAGGCGTTGAGTTTTTGGCGGGCATCTTCGATCATTTTTTCTGTAACGTGAGTATAGATATTCATCGTTACGGAGATATCGGAATAACCGAGAAGATATTGGGCGGTTTTGATGTCGACACCTTTTTCCGCGAGTTGTGTGGCGTAGGTGTGGCGTAAATTGTATGGTGTGAGGTCTTGCCCAAGATGCGGGGAGTGGATGATGATTTGATTGCGGTAGGTTTGTGCGCCACCGGCGAGATCCATCTGTCGCATAAGAGAGGACCATCCCAAACTATAGCGGCGTTTGGAAAGTGGTTGTCCTTTTTCACCGGGGAAAATATAGGGAGAATCGGAGCGGGGGATCTCTTTTAGAATGTTCATATACCAATCAGGAATAGGAACGGTGCGTTTCCCGGCTTCGGTTTTTGGTTCTTTGATTTCCGAAGAATTCGCTTGTACCGATTGGCGCACCGATAAGGTTTTTTCCGTGAGGTTGACATTGAACCAAGTGAGAGCGCGTGCTTCTGCCGGACGGAGACCGCACGCAAGCATGATACCGAAGAACGCGCCGCGGTGATGGGTTTTGATGGCATCGAAAAAGAGATCCAATTCTTTTTCTGTGAGGGGGCGGCGTTGTTGTTTGATCGCTGCCGTTGGTTCAATAAGACCGATGCAAGGGGAGCGGTTGATCAGTTCGTTTTCATACGCCTTTTGGAAACAGGCTTTGATATATGTCATTGCCTGGTGGATGTAGCTTTTTGATTTCCCTTCTAATTTATTGATGCATTGTTGAATGTGGATCAGACGGATATCGGAAATTTTGAGCGCACCGAGATCTTGAACAAAGCAACGGTCCATCATGGAAACTAAATCTTTATAGGTGCTGGATGTGACCTTTGGTTTTTTATAGGTTTCCAGCCATTCGGAAACCCAACGGGAGAACGGCGTGGAGCTGTTGACAATAAGGAGACCTTGTTCGGCTTCGATTTTTTTGCGCAGATATTTTTCATGTACTTCTTCGGGAGACTTGCCTCGAACCTTGATTTGCTTTTTGGTGCCGTTGGGCAGATCGATAAAGAACGATTTGCTGTAATAGCCATCGGCGTTTTTTTTCATGGGGATCTCCTTTCTGTTTAAATAAATAAAATAAAGAAACAAAGTGTTTGCTTATTTTAGTTATCTAATTTAT